TCTTTAGAGCTTGTAAGTATTAGTGTTCGATTCCCTATGTTATCTGGTGTGTTGGCTAGTTTTAGAAGCGTTACTTTGATGTTAGGAGAGCTTGGAAACATTAGGAAGTACTTCCTTTCGTGAATGATAGCTGTTTGATGAGCATTTCAAAACTCTTCGGAAGTTCTTTCACAGAACCATCGTTCTTAAAACCAAAGAACGTCTTACAGTAAATAAGGATGAGGGAATCCACGATTGGGACTCCCTCACCATTTACGACATCATCGGCCACACCTACAGAACGAATGAGTTCTTTACAAGCCTCAATATGAGACAACAACTCCTCATCAGCATATGTTTCTGTTAGAGGAATCAAGAGTGCTTTCTTCACTGTATCGAGTATGGCCATGATTTAGTTCCTCCGATTAGGCAGCGGCTTTCTTCTTGATACGAAGAAAACCTTTATAACCTACCACATTGCCACCAGTGAATACGGATGCTTTGTAGCAGATAATGCCATCTTTAAATTTGTAATCTGTCGATTTGCCGATTTCAACAGAAGAGAAGATAGGCACTTCATAGTTCTTGAGTGAACCATACGCCATAGCATACTCACCTGCAGTGGTTGCACTGTCAGCGATCGCTTTGCAATGTGAGTTGATCACATAAGGAATACCATCGATGGTTTGATTGATGTAATCAACGGTATGAACCTTACGACCTTCGGAAGTGCGAAGTCCAGCAAATGCACGCAAGTCATTCTTATTCAGGATAAGAACTGCACCACCTTCGACTTCTTCATCGCCACCATAAGCAAAGACGATGTCATCTAAAGTTGTGTCAGTGATTGCGGATAGTTCAAGCGGAGTCGTATCCGATAATGCAACAGCTTGTTCGCTGAAGATGCCAGTGAAGGTGTTCGATGTTCCAGCACCTCGTAGGATTTGTTCTGAGATTTTCTTTTTCAAGGATACATTGATGTTTCTAAGTACCTCTGCTTGATAAGGAATACTTGGAAGCTTTTCTAGTTCTTCTGTGATTTCGGTGTAGGCAGTAATCTTAACCTTCGTAATGGTGACATAACCAAATGTAGGTTCAGTCTCATTGTAGGGTTGCCCTTCAAGGGTTGTTCCAGCAATGCCATTCGATTTCACAAATGATTTCTTGTAGGTTTCACCACCATTAAGGTTGATGATATTGACCTTGTCCACCAAAGTAGATACTTGGGCATACGGAACTGGTGCGAGGTTGTTTGATACGGTTTCAGGAACCAAAACTTCCGAACTGGATACTTGGATAACTCGATTCTCACGGAGCTGTTTACCGCGTAGTTCTAGGGTTTCCTTATTGTCAGTGCGTGTATCAATGACAATCGGTTTGACATCAACTTTGGATGCAATCATCATCTTTTTATCGATGACAGAGCGTTCCTCTTGTAGGGTATTGCATTCAGTATCGAATGCTTCCAATTTTGTGACATCTGATTCCGCTTCAACAAGTGAGCGAATCTCAGTTAAGCGTGCTTCAATTTCTTTACGTCTTTTTTCTAAATTCATGATTTTTTCTCCTTTTGATTTAGTAGTTTGTTTTGATACGGATCTTCTTTTTCATCACTTCAACGTGCTGTTTCTGCTCTGCTAACTCCATAGCCTTTAGTTCTACATCCATAGACTCTAAAGAACGAGCATATATACTAGTTGAATCGTAAGCTGGTGTGTCTACCACTGAGACATCATAGAGCCTTCCGATTTTAGTGATGGTACGTTTAGGGATTTTGCCTTCTTTATTCCATGACTGTTCTTCAACGGTGAAAGCAAAACTCATCTTATCAAGTAGGCCACTGCGGACCATCTTGTAGATGTCTTGATTGGATTGCGTGTCGACTAACTCAGCTTGTACTTTCAAGCCAATGTTGTCAATCGATAACGTCAATGATTTATTCTTGGTACGGGCGATGATAAGGAATGAGTCCATATGGTTATACTTCATCGGGACATCCTTCATTTGAGCATTTTGAAGTGCTCGATGATCAATAGATTCAATGAAACCGTACTCTTCATTTCCGATGAGTGTTTCCTGGTTGAACACAATTGCATAACCTTCTAAGGTCATCTTACCTTCAGTTTCTTCAAACTTAACATCCGCAAGTCTTATTTCTTTAATCATTGGTTCTCACCTCTATTTTTGGTTTGTTAGGTTTTCCTTCAAGGGTGTATTCAAGTTCTGAATCCTTGTAGTGAAAACTTGTAATCTTATTCTCTTTGCAAAACTCATCGATAATTTGTGTTTTTACTTTCTGCGTTTCTAGAATCACTTTGAGTGCTTCTTTTGATATCGTTCCATTAACTGTGACTTTCATCTTTGTTCTCCTCACCAACTTGGTATTTGTTTGCCTTATCTGCATCCACAAAGTTGAGCGATTGCAGTCGCTTGTTTCCACCCTCAATAGGTTCTAGTCCAAGCAAAGCTCTGGATTCATTTAAGGTCATGATCCCTAGGCTCATCAGTTTTTCGATGGCACTCACTTTTGTATTCCAGCTTGCATACTGCAATCGTTCACTGTAGAAAATAATCTCTTCACCACGAGTTAACTCATTTTCGGTGAGTAATCCCAAAGAAAAAGCCTCTGATAGCTGAATAGCTAAAGGCTCAATGGTTGACTCATAAAACGAGTTGAAATCTTCTTCACTGTATTTGTTAGCGAAGATTGGTGCTGAAACACCAAAATAATCGAGTATTTTGGATTGTAAGAATTCGAGTGTTTCTTTGTCAATCAACTTGGGATCTACTGTTAAAGGTATGTATTCAGATTTTAAGTCAATCGGGATAATCGAGCTTCCTTTAGTACCGATAGAATCGTTGAGTGCTAAATCAAAGAGTTCTCTTTGCTTCTTCTTATCAGTTTCTGAAAGCATCCCATTCATCTTGATGATTCCTTTAATCTGCATGGATGATCGGACTGCGTTATCGATGCCTTGAAGCACATTCTCATTGATTGAGATGGTTTTTAAGATTGCTTCATGATCGCCTGATGATCCATTCCCACCAAAGATATCATTGGAAGCAAAGTACTTCCTCAAGTGGATGACATTCTCATAAGGCAGCATAAATTGTTGGCCATCCTCAAAGTAGAACTTCAAGTAATAACCATCAGCATTATCTACTATTGCTTCTACCAATATCGGCCTTAGCGGATAGAGTGCTTTAAGCCCACCATTAACAGAATCAAACATTGGATAAACAAATGCATTATCATTCAGTAGCAATAGCGTAATTACTTTATAGATAAAGTCATAAGGTGTCATGAGTGGGTTAGGCTTATGCTTCAATAAAAAAGACAGTCGACCTTGTTTCTCGGTTACTGTCTTGTCTGCTTCAGTTTTAATGTATCTTGGTTTGAGTTTTGCACACTGGCTTGCTACACGATCGATACATATCTTGACCACATCACTCTTTGAGATGTTGTTTCCAAATGGAGTGAAGATGGTATTGTTTTGATTCAATAACTGGAAGTTATTTGTTGAACCTTCCTTTTTCTTTCTAGTAAAAATGCCCAACTTAATCACTCCTTTATGACATCATGTTTTCGTAATCTATCTTATACCTATTCAAAACTGCATACGCAATGATGAGTGCAACTGTTCCATCAATTCGCTTGTATTTGGAGTTAAGTTTCGAAGGTTGGATATTACCGTTTAGGTCAACTTTGGCTTGGGTGTTAGACAAGCACCATTTCAAGATCGGATTATTGTCGTAGTTGATCAGCTTATTCTTTAGGTCTGCTTCCAGTTGTTTCATTGGTTCCGATAAAGAGTAGACACCTTGACGAACCTTCTCCATATTAAATCCTAGCTCTTCCATTTCTTTAATCCAATATTGAGAATTCCAGGGGTCGAATCCTACCCAGAGAGGTCTAATTTGGTGCTCTTGAATCATCTTCATAAACCATTGAGTCACCAGTGAGAAATCGTTCTGACTTCCGTCTGTGAGTGTGATTAACCCTCGTTTAATCCAAATATCATATGGGACATTATCTTCTTCCATGCGTTTCTTAACAACATCACTCGGCATAAAGAAATGTGCTAAAACATACTTCTTGTTGTCATCCTTTTTCTGAATGACCAAAACAGCTGCAGTTAAATCGGTAGTTGAAGATAAATCAACTCCACCGATAGCATAGGAGTTCTTGAGTGTATTTACTTCATACTTCGCTTCGTTATTTAAGTCATCAAAAGATAACCATGCACCTTGATCGACTTGCTTGATATTGAAATCTTTACATAACATGGTCACTCTCGTTGAGTGGTCATTTTTTGATTTGTTCATCACATCTTCAAGATACGAGGAAAGTTTTACCACACCTAAACTGGGATTAGATTTCACCCAATTCTTAGAGTCATCATATATTTCTTGTGTGTTGTCTTGGGTATATAACCAGGGAAGCACACGTTCATCAGTGATTTCACCCTTGAGCATCTTTCTTGCATAGTCTAGTTTGTTATCGAGGAATCCACCCACTGTAGTTCCTTCGGTTGTGATGATGAAGATAAGTGGTTCCTTCTTCGTTGATTGGCTCTGCTTGATGGCATCATATACTTTTGAATCCGTCATTTCGTGGACTTCATCAATACAACCAACTTCAATGTTATAACCATCTTTATTCCTACTTTGAGCTGATAACTTCTTGATTTTATTCTTGGTTTTCGGAGAATAGATGAAGAATATATTCTTTTTACTTCGTTTCTCATTTGATAGTGCGGGGGACTGTTCACGCATGTTATTGATCTCTTCAAAGAGAATGTTCGCTTGCTCGCTTGTATTGGAAGCACATACGATATCAACACCACCTTTTGATAAAAAGAATTCAGCAAGGTCTATCCCTGCGATGAAGGTTGTCTTTCCGTTTTTACGTGCGATGAGTAATATGACTTCGTTAAATCGTCTTAATCCAGACTCAGCAATCTTAAACCCATAGGCTGTTTGAATGATTGCCTTTTCCCAAAGTTCTAAGATGAAGGGTTGTCCATTGAATGGGGACTTCGTATGCTTGCAGAAGGTTTCGATAAAATCGATTCTCATGTTTCCTGGCTTTTCATCAAAGTCATATCGAGGATTAACCATATCATCCATCAGTTTTCGAAGGGTGCTCTTTAATTCTTCTCCAGCTAGTATTTCATTGGACATAACTTTTTGGTAGTACTCAATTAAATAGTTCATGCCATATTCGCTTTCTTGAGAAACTCATCAAAAGCATCATCGCCATCAATTACGTTTTTCCCCATGATTGAATTGAGTGTTTTGATAACTGTTCCATACGAGTTGATAAGCTTAGTGTAGTATTTTGCTGCTTCTGTTTGTCTTTGAGCACCTTTGTTTGAAACTTGAACCGCTCCATACTTTCTTATCTGTTCTTGAAGGACGCCAAGTTCAACCTTCATAAACGCAGCTTGCTCAATAAGGTTATCGACTAGTTGGGTTTTGGTCTCATCGACCGATGAAAAAAGCGACCGAAGTCGCTCAATCTCAATATTCACATCTTTTATTTTAGACATTTCAGTACCTCACTCAGTTGACTCTTTCAACTACCTCAGAGTTTATGACTTCAATCAAATCTTCTTCTGGAATGATTGCTAAGCCACCCCAAGTTCCATGTAACTGATCAAGCCCATCTATGTATTCGATGATTCCTTCACGACCGTTGTAATGGTCTTCACCCTTCATGTTGATGATCCTTATTTTATCCCCAATTTTGTACATACTGATTCCCTCCTATGGTTAGTAATATATATCACTCTAAAGAGGATAAATAGCAAGAAAAAAAGCGAACAATGTCGCTTACTGCAAGTACTTTTTCATATTATAGTGTTTTTGTTTTTATCCCATGTTTTTCAGATAATAATGAAATAAAATCAATCCACTTTTTATCATTTGTTATATACACAATTTCAGCATTTCTAGTATTAGTTGATAAAAGCAAGTTGCTCATGTCAATGAAATCATTATAGCAGAATTTTCCGCCAGCAACCGGGCTTTTCTTAAAAATAAATTTTTTGCACAATCCAAGAATAATATCGTTATTAACATAATATTGATCATAAATCATGTCAAGTAAATCATCTTTAGTTGCTGGTACAGAACTTACCAGATTACTCTTATCTTTTTTCAAGACTTTGATTATATCTGTGTATGGAAATCTTTTGATTCTATTGAGGAACTCTGACTCTGTTTCAATATAACTATTTTTTAGAACTTGTGTTCCTTTATACATATCAAATAATAGTTTGTTTAAAAATTTATTATCATCCGAATGTCTTCTTAACAGTTCAAGAACTGCTGGTTTAAATTTGTCCCTCATTGTTAAGACATAAGATTGATATGTCAAGTAAGCTTGACTATTATACACATTATTCATATCCAATACATGTTCAAAAAATAAAATTGTATGAATCTCTATCAGTAGAATATCCATGATGTGTGCATTAATTTTAGAATAAACCATTTCTTTAATATCAAGTATGAATTGATTGAATTCTAAAATCGGAAATTGTGACTTACTTAACCAATAATTAGGATCAAACAGGTGATCATATTTTGTTGGTATTTCCTCATATATGTCGATTCCATCAGTATAATTGATTAGATTTTCTAATTTGCTTTTAATTAGTAAAAAATCAGTAGTTGATTTAAAAAGCTCATACCAAGTGAAATAGGTTACCAGAATTTTCGAATCATTGTTATTTTTGTAATCCAATATTGATTTTTTTAATACTGTGTTATTGATAGAAAAAAAATTAATAACTGCATCCGTATCCAATAATATAACATTTTCCATAATTAGAGCACTTCTCCTAAACAAAAACTCGAATTTTCAAAAAAATAGTCGCTCATTTTTTAAGTGCCCCCCTGTGCGGTACCCTCAAACTATTTAGTTTTGACTGATGGGGGGGATACTTCTTTATCTTTAACAAGTGATTTACCTTTAATATTGTGAATTGGTCTAGCAATACTTATAAGTTTATATTCGAGATCATCATTATGAATCGCAGTGATTTTCCACTTACTAATCTCAACAATTGCATTTGCTGGGTCAGTTTTATCTACCTTTTTTCTTAAACTCTTACCTCCGGTATCACTAATACTAATGTACTGATTCAATCTCGTCTTTATCTTTTGTGCATATGCACTTCCAATGTACTTGATATCATCATCAATACTCAGTATATAAACACCATAAAAATCAAACTTTGATAAGTCAGAAAAATTTCCTTCAACCATAATAGCATCTTTCATTAATTCAGAAAGTTTCATTAGTGACATAAAATACACCTACTTTTATAAACATTATATCAAACAATGTTTACTTTACTTAGGTTTTTCTTGATTTATTAGGTTCCCATCTTTATCAAATCTAATCTTATTACTGAAGCGTTCATGCTCCTGGTTATGACATTCCCTACAAAGCAACTCCAAGTTGTCTTGATTTAAGCTTACCGATGTATCTCTAACATTGTCAATCGAGAGTCTATCCTTATGATGAACTTCAATTCCAATTGCTCCACAACGTTCACAAAGTCCATCCACTGACATGATCTTGAGTTCACGTGCTGCAAGCCATGCAGGTGATTTGTAGAAATTATGTAGAACCTTTGGTTTTTTCATAGGCTTGTTTCAGTTCAGCTACTTTAGCTTCCACATGTTCCCATCGAACTGGTAAATCTTCACGTCCCATATGTCCATAGGTTGCTAACTTCTGGAACTTCACTTTATCGAATTCTAGTTCTTTTCTTATGTTAGCTGGTGTGAAATCAAAGTGTTGTTTAACCAACTCAAACAAGTCTTCATCGGATAATATTCCAGTACCAAAGGTATCAATCGAGACTGCGACTGGGTTTGCAACACCAATGGAATAGGACACACAGACTTCGCACGTGTCGGCCAAATTTGCCCCTACGAGGGCTTTTGCAACGTATCTGGCATAATAAGCCGCACTGCGGTCAACCTTGCTTACGTCCTTACCAGAAAAGGCTCCACCACCGTGTTTCGCATACCCACCATAAGTATCAACGATTATCTTTCGACCAGTTAAACCCGAATCACCATAAGGTCCGCCTATAACAAATGCACCTGTAGGATTAATGAGAATATTGATACCAGTCAGATCCTTGCCGATCATTGGTTTGAGTACTTCTTCGGTGATGATTTCTTTAGCGATGAGCAGATTTACATTAGGTCTTGTTTGTGCTGAAACGATGATAGTATCATAAGTGAATGGTTTCCCATCTACATATCTTACCGATACTTGGCATTTACCATCTGGACCAAAAATGTGATTGTACTTTGTTTTCCGAAGTGTGTCTAATTCTTTAGCTATATCGTGTGCAACTACAATCGGTAGCGGCATGAGTTCTGGTGTTTCTTTACACGCAAAACCATACATCATCCCCTGATCACCCGCACCTTGTTGATGATCAAAAGTTTCATTCACACCTTGTGCAATGTCTGGTGATTGTTTGGATATCTTTTCTAGGACACAAAACGCATCGTCATATCCGATATCCTTGAGTACTTGTTTTGCGATATCTGAATACTCAACTTTTGCAGTAGTTGTTACCTCTCCAAAGATAACGATTAAATCATCCTTGATGGCTGTTTCAACTGCTACTCTTGCTGTTTGGTCTTGTTCTAAGATTGCATCAAGTATCGCATCACTGATTTGGTCGCAGATTTTATCTGGATGTCCACTAAAGACAGATTCACTGGTTATGATTTTCATGTTGTCCTCTTTCTAGCAAGAAAAAGGGAAGCAATGAGCTCCCTTATATGCTTTGATTTGATTGTGTTACTTAATTGCTACTTTTGGAAGATAAGCCGTGTACCGAGCATAATGGTATCCTTCGCTTTCAACCAGAATTCCAAAATCATGCGAATCTGATGTGACAAATATGCAATGAAACACTGAAAGATTGTCACGAAACATATGCTCAAGATTCTCTTTGATGAAATCGTAATCGTTTAGTGGGTCTTTGATAAAACATTCAAATAGGTCTTTATCGATAACCACTTCTTTTTCAATGACAAATTCATCTTGAGGTATCAGTTCGCTACTAGTTGCCTTGCGTATAAAGTTAGTTTTCATTGCTGGTTTCCTCATCAATCTTCCAAGCAGTATAGACGCTTCGATACGTGCAGTCCCAAATATCAAGGATGACGCCATCTTTACATACTGCCACATGACCAGCCATCTTAAGAATAAATGTTCCTGTTGGGTGAAGCAGAGTAAAATCCGAACCTTTGATTCTAGGCTGACCTTTGATTGCTTTGAAAATCAATCTTGGCTTGCCTTCAAAATACTTGTATAAGAACTCGGTGTCTTTGTAACTTGTGAAATTCCATTCACGCTTCTTTTGATTGAGCTCTCGTCTGCACTCCATGTAATCTTTGTTAAATGCAGTGCTGATTGCTCTAACCACACAGTCCGTTGTTTTGATTCCCTTTGGATGGGCGTTAAATTCTTTGAACATTACTTTGTCCATCCTGTGTTCAGCCATTTGACTAGTTCTCTAGAAGAGTTACTTTGAAACACTGGTTTTTCGAATCCATCCAATCTTTCATAGACTGTGTATTTTGAGTCGTTTCTGAAACAGTCTATTTGTACAACGATGAGGTTGTTATTGGTTTCGATGTCTGCAATTCTAAAATCATCATAGAGTGGACCACTGAGTGGACAGTTGTTCTTGAACCACACATAACTTGACTCAAGGTCAACCTTCCCACCAGGTTTGATTTGCTTGATGATGTTTCCCATCTTCTTTGTTTTGTTTGCTAGGCTTGTATCTCTACAAAACCAATCGAACCAACCTGCATTGATTTGGGTTGTTGTATCAGGTTTTTCAAATTCACCTGACTTGAATCTTTGAATCCATTCTGTCAACTTGATTTGTTTTCCCATTATTGTGACCTGCTTTCTACCTTTTGGTATGTATATATATCACTCTAAAGGCCTTTTATATCAAGTCAATTCGACACTAAAAACTCACTATAGTGATAAATTTTGAAAGTCCTCGATAGTACCAACGGGTATCTTCTCGCCATTTCGGATCAGATAGCAATCATCACTTGATCCTTTGTATTTGATATAGCGTTTGACTATGACATCAACAAATCTTTCATCGAGTTCCATCAAGCGTGCTTTTCTTTGAAGCTGATCGGATGAGATTAAAGTCGATCCAGAGCCACCGAACAAGTCCAGAACAATTTCACCAACTCTAGATGAGTTCGCAATCGCTCTTCCACAAAGTTCAAGTGGTTTCATCGTTGGATGTTCTTCATTTCGTTTAGGTTTGTTATATTCCCAGATGGTATCTTGCGTGCGGTCATCAATAAAGTAATGAGCAGCACCTTCTCTCCATCCATAGAGAATTGGTTCATGTCTCCAGTGATAATCTTGTCTACCAAGAACAAGAGAATTTTTTACCCAAACTAAGCACTCAGCCAATTTGAAACCAGCATTTTTGAATGCCGTTCGAAAGTTGATGCCTTCGGTATCCGCATGGCAAACATAGATAGCTCCACCTGGTTTCGTATGATCGAACATGTTCTTGAAGGCTTGAAAAAGAAAAAGATAGAAGGTATTGTCTTCCATCTTGTCGTTCATGATTTTTCCTGCTGTGCCTTCATAGTCCACATTATAAGGAGGGTCGGTAAAGTTGAGATCAACTTTTTCATCTTGGATCAGCTTATCCACGCTCTCTTTAATAGTCGCGTCCCCACACATGACTCTATGATTGCCAAGCAAATAGATGTCATTCTTTTTCGTATATGGTGTCTCAGTGAGTTCCTCACTTGGGTCAAAGTCATCATCGGTTGCGTTATCCGGAACTTTGGATTCCAGGTCTTCAAAACCAAAGACGGACATGTCCATTTCGATTGATTCAAGTTCACTCTCAAGTTTTGTAAAATCCCATGAAGCAAGTTCTGCAGTCTTGTTATCTGCCAAACGAAAGGCCTTAATTTGCCCTTCTGTGAGGTCATCTGCAACGATGCAAGGAACAGTGGCTAATCCAAGCTTAAGGCTTGCTTTCAGCCTTGTGTGACCTGCGATGATCACATTTTCTTTCGTAATTACAATCGGAACTTTGAAACCAAATTCCTCGATACTTTTAGCAACAGCATCGATAGCTGCCTCATTATTTCTTGGATTGTTTTCGTACTCTATCAGTTCCGATGTTTTCTTCATCACGATATTCATTGATCCATTCCTCCTCGCCTCTTTCTAAACGTTTAGCCA